CCCATGTTCCGCAATCCCTGCACGACAGACAACTGCACGGAAGGATCCATCTTTTCCTTTTTCGCATAGACAAACTCACCTCCGGAAACATTGAATCCCAGATTTTGGAAGATGTCTGCCATATCATAGTTGAGGACATCGAGGATGGTTTCACGGTCATCCTCATTCATGTTGTCCTCTTCCTCTTTGTGCACCGTTCCCAACGCCTGCGTACCCTTATCCTTGGAATCCGTTGTCAGCGTATTACCCAGCACACGGATCGAAATCTTTCCGTCCCAGTATTCGGCAAAACTCTTGTACAGTTCGGATGATCCGGTCTTGTTTCCGGATTCAATCAGTTTCAGCGTGCTCCCATCCGGATGGATATATACGGCATTGCGTCCCTGTACTTTTGCCGACTTCAACAGTTCGATGCGTGCTTCCTCGTCTCCTGCGTCATAGGTATATTCGCGGATCGGCATCCCGAAAATATTACAGAACATCGCCCAGTCAGACATATCCCCGCGCTTATACAGTACGGCCGGAAGGAGTTCGGAAAATATACCCAGTTCACGCTGCTCTCCGACAAACAGCATGTTGTCAAAGCTATCAATATCCACCCCGTCCTGGTCTCCCTGATATTTCAGCAGTTTTCTCCTGATCGGGTCATAATGCTTTCTGTCGATGAGATCATAGCAAATATTCCCTTTTTCGTCCAGGTAAAACTGCATCAAAGAAAATCCCCAGAACTCAGCCAAAATAATATCCTTCCGGAGTTTTTTGAACCAAGGCGACTGGAGCTGAATATTTATTTTTTCATCCGGAATTCCGTTTCGCTGGAACTCTATCGGGAAACGGGTCACTCCACGCAACCGTTTGGCAAGTACACCCGACAGATGCAGGTCCAGCTGGGCAGAATCATACATGTCATACAATCGTACTCTTGACGAGTAGTCTATCTCCCTTGCCAACCGGACAGAATCCATATAGTCCTTCATATCGAAGAGGAACAGTTCCGGCATCTGAAGTACTACATCCGGCTGATTGTAGCTGCTGTCACGGAATCCTTTCTGGATTATTCTGTTTTTATTGTTGTTCTTACTCATAGTTATAATAATGTAGGTCTTACTTCATCGGATGAAATCTGCCACCTGCTGTTGGCATGCAGCGTGTCATCCGCCAATTTCGGTGCTCCTTCTATGGTGATATCACCCTTCATAACACCCTTCAGCCATTCAACCGCACGGTCGTAACGGTCCTGTCTTATCTTGGATATTTTGTAGGGATTATGCTGGCAGAAAATGTGGAAAATACTAATGTCCAGCGCGAACATTAATATCAGGGCATTCCTGTCTTTTCCCGTTGCGGAAAAAATGGCATCAACATCATATATCTTGTCGAGATACCCTTTCATCTCACTGATTGCCCGGTCTTCACAGATTTCTACGATCTGAGGGTCAGATGTCGCAGAATCTGTCCGGAGCAAAGAATCTAATATTTCCCTATGGATTGAAGCGTCATAGTCGCTGGTTTCGATAAAATTTGGCATAGCTACATTCTGTATGGATTATCTTCGTTTATATCTTTCATGCTTACCGTTATAGTAGGCTCTATTTCACCTGTCTTGTGATTGAGCTTGTTTATTCCGCCTTCCAGGCAGTCAGGACCGTCGGCAGGATACGGAAGAGACATCTCGAACAGTTTCAACTGATTTACGAGTTCCTGCATATTCGGGTTGCTCTCTTCGTCCTCGTTGAATACCCATGCCCCATTACGGTCTATCGGTTCAAGGTTTGCTTCGATACGCGTGGCCTTATCCGTCTTCTTTCTATTGTCCCCCTTGATGCTGATTTCCTTTTTCCTTTTCTTGCATTCCTCTCTCAGCAGGGGTCTGAATACCTGCTGGTAGAAAGGATCCTGTAAGGTATTGTTTTCGATGTACATATAAACATTGGTCTTCCCGCCTACATATTCCAGCAGGTCGAAATACCATCCGATAAATACGGAATTGAGTACACGGTCCAGATATCCCTTGATGATATAATAAGTGCCCTTATATCGACCGATGAGCCATACCGCCTTGAAAGAGGTTGCTTTTTTCTTCGTATTCGAGTAGGCAGGATCTCCGTAAATCATCAGGAATTTGAATTTCTTCAGAGACGGTATTTTACCGAACGGGATATTTTTGAATATGTCTCCGTCAGAAATAGGATTGTTGTAATATTCCGCCTGGGCATTCTTTGTCGAAATATTGCCCAGAACGGTATCGATCTGTTTTTCCGTATTTTTCTCCGGCCATGTTGATTTTCCGTGCTTGTCACGGATATTTATGATGTCCCAGTGTTTTGCCTTGACACCGGCCTTTTTGATACAGCAGTCCTTTGCTATGATGTTGCCGCACCATAATATCAATGTCGGTTCGGAAATTGAACGCGTCGGATATAAGGCCCCTTCGAACCAGTCCCATTTCTTTTTCAGCGTATCCGGATTCCGGCAGTCCTCGTCCGTATCATAATCATCCATATAGATGACATCCGGACGGACACTCTCGTTTCGTGCGCCACGCGGGGCAGACCCTGCACCCAGAGCGACGAATTTAGCCCCGCAACGGCATTTAAATTCACTCTCCGTCCAATATCCCAGAGTGACCTGACCTCCATAGAACTGACGGATACGGGGGTTGGACTCAAAATTTATCTTGAACGGAGCAAGAAGACGAATCGCAGAATCTTTCGTGGCGGATGCCAGAACCACGAATTTCTTCCGTTTCGTCAGCACCAGATACATCAGGACGAACATGGCCACGGTAGACTTAGCAAGTTCCCTGCTCCAGGACAGAACCTCATACCATTCTTCATGCTCTATGATTCGGAGTATAGCGCGCTCGTGGAATGACGCGAACGGATATTTGGCATATTTTGGAAAAAAATACTGAATCCATTTTACCGGGTTCGCTTCCAGTTTGACGCGCATGGCTTCGATCTCCCGTTTTGAAAGCGTATCATCTACCGGAATATCGGCAGCGAGAGCCTTGTGATGATCTTCCCACCTCTGCAGTGCTTTGCGGTCTTCGATTGTCATTGCATCTGGTCTTTAAGGAAGGCATCCAGCAGGTCGTTGAATTTCTTGGCCATATCCAAATCCAACGGCCGGAGCCAGTTCGTAAACTTGATAGCGACATTGACGATATCCGATATACCGATATCTGACTCAATCTTCTTGACGGCTGCTGCCAGTTTGGACAGCGTGTCTGCTTCCGCCACGGACGCAAAACGCTTGCCTTCGTCCCTGGCATTGATATTATTGTTGATCTCGATAATCTGCCTGTTCAGTCCTGCCAGTATCTGGGCAGGAGTAATGGTATAGGACGCCTTTAGCTCATCCCAGTGTCCTTCCCTTATCCATCTGGACACCGTCTGCCTGGTCGTCTCCACTTTCTGCGCAATCTCCTCGTGGGTGTAATTGCCGTTGACATACAGGGATTTGGCAATGTCCTTTTTATCAATATTGTTCTTTGCCATGTTTTTGTTATAATTTTCCGACAAATTTCGTATAAAAAGGTGACAAATCAAAATTACTATTTTATGACAATACCCACAAACACTATGATAACGCCCACAAATGCTATGATAAAAAGAGCATTTGGAAAGTACAGAAAACACAACTAAATTTGTCGGAAAATCGAGGTATGAAAACAAAATTCTTCAACATCATCCCGGGCCCTGATACTGTCGCCATCCTCTTATATGGAGATGTAGGCGAACGGATGGAAGTGGACAGCGCAAGAGTGGTCAACGAACTGCTTGCTCTGCAGGAACAGTACAAGCATATTGACGTCCGTATCAATTCCCGTGGCGGAGACGTATTCTGCGGCATGGCCATCTATAATGCACTCTGCCAGAGCACGAGTGACATTACCATCTATATCGACGGTGTCGCTGCCAGCATTGCCGGCATCATCGCCTTGTGCGGAAAACCTCTATATATGAGCCCGTACTCAAAATTGATGTTGCACAATGTCTCCGGAGGTACTTACGGGAGTTCGGAAGACCTCAGGCAAATCGCAACCCAGATGGACAAACTGCAGAGTGACCTTGCCACGATGATATCGGGACGATGCGGACTCAAACCACAGGAGGTGGTCGACAAATATTTTGATGGCACAGATCACTGGATAGATGCAGAGGAAGCCGTAAAAATGAAACTGGCAGACGGTATCTATACGCTGACACCGACAGCCGACGAACCAGCTCCGGAAACAACTGAAGAGGTATATAATTATTTTAACAACCGGCTAATCAACTGGCCGAAAAATCAAACAAATGACGATATGGCATTATTAGATGACATCAAAAAAATCCCCTCATTCAGCAATGCAGGGGACGGAAACGCCGTCGTGGCGCAGATCAGACAGATGGAGAACGAACACGTGAAAATCGACGCTCTCCAGCAGGCAAATGAATCTTACAAGAATCAGATTGCCGAACTACAGAAAGAAAAAGTCACTGACTTTTTGAACCAGGCCGTTGCTGCCGGTAAGATCACCCAGGAACAGGTTCCGACGATGACCGCCCTGATGAACAGTGACCGGAAGAATACGGAAGCCCTGATCAACAGCATGACTGCGAAACAGTCCGCCCGTGCAGCAACAGTCTTTTCTCCAGAGGACAAAGCCGGATTCGAGGGCAAGACCTGGGATGAACTCGACAAGGAAAATCGCCTGGCCGACCTTAAAAACAAAGACATGGCCATGTTTAAAATGAAATACAAGGCTAAATACGGTGTGGACTATAAAGAGTAGTCTGAATATGAATATTTAAAACAGCAAAAAAATGGCTTTAAACAAACAAATATGGTTAAATACCATACAAGAGAATTTCTTTCCCGACAATTCTTTTGCATCGAAATCTGTCGATGACTCGGCCTTCGTAACCAATAAGACCGTGCATGTCCCGAATGCAGGAGCACCCAGCGGCGTAAAAGTGAACAGATCAACCCTTCCTGCCGAAACATCACAGCGTGTTGACAACGAGATGACTTACGACATCGACGAGCTCACGACAAACCCTGTATATATCCCTAATGTAGATACCGTAGAGCTGTCCTACGACAAACGCCAGTCCGTCCTGTCAAACGACCGCCAGCAGCTCCAGAAGGAAGCATCACAGAACCTATTGTACAAATGGATGCCTACAAAAGTTGCGGACTATATCAAGACATCCGGAACAGCTGCAACTGCCCATACTTCCGAGGGTGCTACCGGG